GGTTCCGGATCAAAGCATACAAAACAATATAATAATAAAGAATGGAAACAAATATCCTGGAAATGAACACATGGGAGCATTTGGTTGTGACAGCTACGATATTAGCGGTGTTGTTGGTGGTGGGGGTTCTAATGGTGCGCTACACGGATTAACAAAGTTTTCGATGGAGGATGTACCTCCTAACCATTTCTTTCTGGAATATATAGCTAGACCATCAACAGCTGAAATGTTTTTTGAAGATGTATTAATGGCTTGCGTGTTTTACGGTATGCCAATACTTTGTGAGAACAATAAACCTAGGTTGCTTTACTATTTAAAGCGAAGAGGATACAGAGGATTTAGTATTAATAGACCTGATAAAAGCTATAACAAATTATCTTTATCTGAACGAGAAGTTGGTGGAATACCTAATTCAAGTGAAGATATAAAACAAGCGCATGCTTCTGCTATTGAAACCTACATAGAGGATTTTGTAGGTATAACTAAAGAAGGATATGGAAACGTTTATTTACAAAGAACGTTAGAAGATTGGGCTAAGTTTGATATAAATAATCGAACAAAATACGATGCTTCAATAAGCTCGGGGTTAGCTTTAATGGCTTGCAACAAACACAGATATAGTCCGAAGGGGGCTATAACAGTTAAGAAAATTAACTTAGGCTTTAAGAAATACAATAACGAGGGAACTACTTCAAAAATAATGTAATAAATGAATGTAAGTACAAATACTAATAGTCCATTTCCAGATCAAGTAGTAAGCGATGCTGAAAAAGCTACACTAGAATACGGGCTTCAAGTCAGTAGAGCTATTGAACAAGAATGGTTTAATTACGGCGGTAGTGGTTCTAATAGATATGCTTCTAATTGGAATAACTTCCATAACTTAAGATTATACGCCAGGGGAGAGCAAAGTGTGCAAAAGTACAAAGATGAATTAGCTATTAATGGCGATTTATCTTATCTTAATTTAGATTGGAAACCTGTGCCGATACTTTCTAAGTTTTCAAATATAGTAGCTAATGGTATAACGCAAAAACAATATGATATTACGTCTTATGCACAAGACCCTGAATCGTTAAAAAGAAGAACGGAATACGCATCAAACATTTTGTTTGATATGAATACTAAAGAAGAACAAGCAATAGCGTCAGAATTAATAGGCGTCTCCTTTAAAAAATCAGCAGTTCCTGATAAAGATTTACCTGAAACTTTAGAGGAAAGAGATCTCCACATGCAGCTAAGCTATAAGCAAGCTATAGAAATAGCAGAAGAGGAAGCTATCAATACTGTATTAGCCACTAATGAATTTGATCTAACTAAAGCAAGAGTTAATCAGGATTTGGTTAACATTGGTATAGGAATTACCAAAACGTCATTTAATCCAGCTGAGGGTATTGTAGTTAAGTATGTTGATCCAGCGTATTGTGTTTGGTCTTATACAGAGGACCCAAACTTTGATGACATATACTATGTAGGTGAAGTTAAATCTATAACTATACCAGAACTTAAAAAAGAATTTCCCCACATTTCTGATGAAGAATTAGAAAGAATACAAAAATCCCCAGGCAACCGTAGACTTATACGAGGTTTTGAAAACTACGATTACAATACTGTTCAAGTTATGTATTTTGAGTATAAAACTTACACAGATCAGGTATTTAAAATAAAAAAGACCGATAGCGGTTTAGAAAAAGCTATTGAAAAAACTGATGCTTTTAATCCTCCTGCTAATGACAACTTTGATAGGGTGTCAAGATCCATTGAAGTTTTATATGAAGGTGCTAAGGTTGTGGGCTCAGATATGATGCTTAAGTGGGAAATGTCTGAAAATATGACAAGACCTATGGCTGATACAACTCGCGTTGAAATGAGTTATTCAATGGCTGCTCCTAGAATGTATAAAGGAGTTATACAGTCGCTTATAAGTAAGTGCGTAGGTTTTGCTGATGTGATACAGCTTACTCATTTAAAAATGCAGCAAGTATTGTCTAGAATGGTTCCTGACGGAATATTTTTGGACATGGATGGCTTAGCAGAAGTAGATTTAGGTAATGGAACTAACTACAATCCCGCAGAGGCGTTAAATATGTATTTTCAAACAGGTTCTGTAGTGGGTAGATCTCTTACCCAAGAAGGTGATATGAATAGAGGCAAAGTACCTATTCAAGAGTTGTCATCATCAAGTGGCATTGGTAAGATACAAGCTTTAATAACTGCGTATAATTATAATATGCAAATGATTAGAGACGTAACTGGTTTAAATGAAGCTCGCGACGGAGCTATGCCAGATGCAAATTCTTTGGTTGGTCTACAAAAAATGGCAGCTAATGCATCTAATACTGCTACAAAGCATATTCAAGACGCTAGTGTTTATTTAGCTCTAAGCACCTGCGAAAATATATCTTTAAAAATAGCTGATGTTTTAAATTTTCCTCTTACTAAAAACTCTTTGATGAATAGTGTATCTACTTTTAATGTAGAAACATTAAAGGAAATTGAAAAGCTTAATTTACACGATTTTGGAATATTTTTAGAAATGGAACCCGATGATGAAGAGAAAGCGGAATTGCAGCAAAATATACAAATAGCTTTACAAACAAAAGAAATAGATATTGAAGATGCTATTGACATTAAAGAAATAAAAAACTTAAAGTTAGCTAATCAAATGCTTAAGTTAAAGCGTAAGCAAAAGCAAGAAGCGGCTCAAGCAATAGTTCAGCAAAACATTCAAGCACAAGCGCAAGCAAATGCAGAATCTTCAGAAAAAGCAGCTATGGCTGAAGTTCAAAAACAGCAAGCGCTAACCGCTGAAAAAGTTTCTATAGAACAAGCAAAGGCCAATTTTGAAATGCAAAGAATGCAAGCTGAAGCGCAAATTAAAAAGGAGTTAATGGCTACAGAATTTCAATACAATATTCAATTAGCTCAAGCGGCAGGAGCTGCAACACAACAAAAAGAAAAAGAAATAGAAGATCGAAAAGATAAAAGAGTTAAAATTCAAGGAACTCAACAAAGTGAATTAATAGAACAAAGACAAAACCAAGGTATGCCTAAGAATTTTGAATCTCAAGGTAACGATGTAATGGGTGGATTTGATCTATCCTCTTTTGATCCTTCTTAAGTAAGTATTTAATAATTATATAATATCATATCATGAACGAACAAAATGTAAAAACGGAGGGGTCTTTCAAGATTAAGACCAAACCAAAATTAACTGAAGAGCAAATCGCGGCTAAAAACAAAGAGCCACTTATAGATGTTCCAAGTAATGTAACTAGAGTAGTAATTCCTAAAGAAGAAAAAGATGCCGTTCAAGAGTCAAGCGCAGAGAAGGTGGATGTGGATGAATCTACCGAAGATGGCCCAACGATGGTCGCGGGAACGTCCGAATCAGTCATTAAAGAAGTTACCGAAGAAAGTAAAAAAGAAGAAAAAGTAATTACGCAGCCTGCACAACCAGACTTACCGGAGAACATCGTAAAGCTAGTAGATTTTATGAGGGAAACCGGCGGTACAATGCAAGACTACTTAAGATTAAACACTAACTATGACGACGTAGATCGTGATGTGTTAGTAAAAGAATACTATAAAAATACTAAATCTCATTTAAGTGCAGAAGAAATTGACTTTATGATTGAAGACAATTTTGCGTTTGATGAAGATATAGATGAGGAGCGAGACATCCGTAGAAAAAAACTCGCATATAAAGAAGAGGTTGCAAAAGCTCGCACGTTTTTAGAAGATACAAAAGCAAAGTATTATGATGACATCAAGTTGAAGTCGCCATCTTTGCCGGAAGATCAACAAAAAGCAGCGGACTTTTTTAATCGTTATAAAGAGGATCAGGACAGAAACGCAGCTAACCACGAAAAGTTTAAAGCCAACACTAATGAATTACTTAATGAAAACTTCGAAGGTTTCGATTTTACATTAGGTGATAAAAAATTTAGATATGGAATACAAAATCCTTCGCAGGTAGCAGAAAAACAATCAGACATCAGTAATTTCATAGGGAAGTTCCTTGGGAAAGATGGTACGATCGCGGATACGGAGGGGTATCACAAAGCATTGTATGCAGGTGCAAACGCAGATAAAATGGCAAATCACTTTTACGAACAAGGCAAAGCAGATGCTATTAGAGATGTTGTAAACAAATCTAATAATACATCGTCGGAGGCTAGGAAAGCAGCCCCTGTTGACAGCGCAAGGTTTGGAGCATACAAAGTTAAATCAGTTTCTGGAGCGGACTCATCAAAATTGAAAATTAAAAAGTTT